TTTGCGCTCGCCGAGCACCTACACATGACGGTTGGTCAGTTGTTGGCGACGATGTCATCGAGCGAGTTTTCCGAATGGGGAGCGTATCTGGACATGAAGCACCAGGAGCAGGAAAAGGCATCGAAAGAAGCGGCGGCTAAGGCGCGAGGTCGCCGCTAATGCCTGTTCTGAGCAACCTGATCGTTCGCATCGGGGCATCGACCGACGACTTCGATAAAAAGGTCAACACCAGCCTGAATAAAATCAAGCGCTTCGGTGCGGATGTGGCGCAGGCCGGGCAGGCGTTGTCTATTGGCATAACTGCGCCACTGGCAGGGGTGGCGGCGGGGGCTTTGGCTGCTGCTGCCAAGATGGAATCGCTGGGAAACGGCCTAGCCGCTACCATGAAGTCCACCAAGGCGGCCGCCGAGGAAATGGAGCGGCTCAAAGAGGTGGCAAAGCTACCCGGCCTGAATCTGGAAGACGCCGTTAAGGGCTCAATCAGGCTGCAGGTGCTCGGCAACAGCGCCGATGAATCGCGTCGAATCATGATGGAGCTGGGGAACGCCCTGGCCGTAGTTGGTGGCGGCAAGGAAGATTTTAGCGAGGTTATCAAGCAGCTTTCGCAGCTGGGCGCGGCGGGAAAGGTGACGAAAGAAAACCTAGACCCGATCATCGAGCGTATCCCGCAGATTGCCGCGATCATCAAGGAAAAGTTTGGACCGGCGGCGATTGGTGATCCAGCCAAAGTCTTTGAGAATATGGGGATTAGCTCTCAGCAGTTTATCCGCATTATCACGAGCGAGCTGGGCAAGAGCGAGAGGGCTACTGCAGGGGCCAAGACGGCGTTTGAGAATTTGCAGGAAGCAACGGCCCAGGCAACGGCGGAGTTTGGCAAGGCGCTGCTTCCAGTTGGGCAGAGAGTAATCGACGAGTTTTTAAATCCTGGCGTTGAGCGCGCGAAGGCGCTGGCCGATTCGTTTAACGGTCTGTCGGACAGCAGCAAAACGGCAGTGATTGAGATGGCTGCATTTGCCGCGGCGCTGCCGGTGGCAATTCTGGCGCTTGGCACAATGGCCGAAAAGATTGCCGCCATTATTCAGGGCGCCATGAAGTTTAGGGTCGCCATTGCCGCTGCTATCGGCGTGGTCGGCGCGTTTGGCGCGGCGCTCAACGCGCAGGTGCTGGCCATGGCTGGCGTAGCGGCGGGGACGCAAGCGGCGACGCTTGCGATTGGTGCGTTTTCGGCGGCTGCCACCGTGGCTGTCGCCAGCTTGGCGGTTTTGGCGTATGCGGGATACGAATTGTATGACGCGCAGAGCCAGGTGGATCGGTCAACTAAAAGCCTTTCGGATAGCACTGAGATGCTACTGAAAAAGCTGCGCGACAAGCAGCCTTGGAACAACACCGAAGTTTCTAGGCTGACGACTGCGTATCGAGAAGGCAAGTTGACTCTTGAAGAGTTCAATACCAAACTGCGCGCTGTGGCCAAGCGACTGAGCGGCCAGGGGAAGGTCGCCGCGGAAGCAAAAACCGGCATCGACGCTACGACCATTTCATATCAGTCGGTTGCAGCGGCCGCAGCCGAGGCAACCAAAGCGGTGCAACTGTACGGCAAAGGCGCGGTCATGACCTACCAGGAGGAGGCCAACACTGCGATCTTGAAAGAGCGGCTTTCGCTGTTGCAGTCTGACTACAACACCAAGCTGCATGACGGCGTGAAAGCACTGGTGCAGTATGGAAGTGCCGCGGCAGCAGCAGCCGCCGCGCTGCAAGAAATGCGCATTACAGAGCCGCCGCCGATAATCGGTGGCCTGGAAACGGACGTGCGCAAGTTGCCCCGGCCAACCAACCTTCCCGGCCTGCCGGGCGAGGCCGTACTTACGGGCGCGGAGCAGGCCCGGTCCGCCAAGCGCAACGCCGAGATGATAAAGATTCTGTCGCGAGACGCAGCAGGCGACTGGAAAAAAACGCAACAGGCCATCTCCCGGCAGGTCTCCACCATTGTTACTGACCTGTCGCGCGGCCTGGCCGACATCATCGTAAGCGGCGGCAAGGTGGGGCAGAAATTCGAGGAGTTGGGCAAGCAGATAGCCAAGAGCTTGATCCGTACTGTTATTGAAAACGGCATCAACCAAGTCATAAAGGCGCTGGGCGGGCTGCTATCCAATCTCGGCGGCGTAGCCGGGGCCATCGGCGGGTTGTTTGGCGGCACGGCGAAGGCGGCTACGTCGGCCATCCCCGGCGTTGTGGGTGGCGCGGCAAGCGCAGCGGGCGCTGCGGTTCCGGCCGTGGCTGGCGGCGCGTCTACGGCTGTCGGTGGAGCGGCAGCGGCAGCGTCCGGCGGAGCAACGGCGATTGTAGGCGCGGTGGCCGGGGTAGCCTCGGCTATCAGCGGCATCATTGGGAACTTCCAGTTTGCGGCGATGAACAAGACGCTTGACTTAATCGAGAAGGAAGTCCGCTACTCGCAGATCCACCTTTTGCACCTGCTTGAAAAAAACAATGAGTACCTGCCGAAGCTGAAAGATATTTGGGAGTCGCTGATTCGCATGGAGACGCGCCAGATGGGGTTGGCTGGCGGCGGCGGGGCGGTGACAATTAATATCAGCACGACCGGCGACACGCGGCAGCTGCTCGACGCCTTGACCCGTGAATTGAAGCTTCTGGGCGTGATACCGCAATGAGCATCGACGTTTACATCGGCGGAAGCATTCGCGAGATTGTTCCGTACACTTTGTCGCTGTCGGCGACATTGGGCAACCGGGCTACGTTTGGTTGTCGCGTGGTATCCACCAGCGGCGCATATCGGCCGCAGCAGGGCCAGTTGGTCGAGATCTGGACCGGTGGCAACAAGCTCTGGGCGGGCAGCATCGACGAAGTTTCCGAAGTCTCGATCACCGAAGCAGGCGCGGCGGCAGGCGCGTTCTACGAAATCAGCGGCATCACCTGGGAGCAGCGGCTCGACCGGCGGCGGTGCTTCAATCCATCAACGGCGCTTCCCGCGCACTACGACGGCAGCTTCGTTTACACAGCCGACGCCAGCACGAATACGCTCACCACGGCGTCCGCGCATGGCAGGGTGAATGGTGACAAGGTTCGAGTCAAGGCGCACGCGCAGGGGGCCATTTGCGGCGGATTAAGCGGCACCATAGAGTACTTTGTGGTCAATGCTGGCGCGACTACGCTGCAACTGTCGCTAAGCTCTGGCGGCGGGGCGGTGGACATCACCGACACCGGCACGCTTGACCAAGTGCTTGTGACTGGTCGCGCCGGGATCATTGTCAAGGACCTCATCACCAACTTCGCCAGCAACGAAGGCATCGGCAGCACGAACGTCGATGACGGCGTCGTAGTGGACGTGGTCACCTTTGACGCATCGACCACGGTATCTGAAGCTATCGGCCAGCTGGCGGCGTTGTGTAACTTTGTCTGGTGGATCGACGAGGACCGCGAGCTGTATTTCAAGCCGAGGACGTTTGCGACCGCGCCGTTTTCAATATCCACCAGCAGCGCGAACTATCGTTCGCTACAGGCCCGGCGCACGAGAGAGGACAAAACGAACGCCACGCTGTCGCGCGTTCCGGCCGAGCAAGTGGCGGCACTGGTGGAGCCCTTCACGGGCGACGGCACGGCGCGGGCCTTTACGCTCTCGCGGCGGCTGGGGCAGATCGTCTCAATCCGGCTGAACGACCAAGATGTAGACTTTGGGCAGTATCTTTCGGACACGGACAAGGCATGGTATTGGCAGTTCGGCGCGACCGCGATTCGCCAAGACGCTGGTGGCGACGTGTTGACCAGCGCCGACACGCTGACGGTATCTTACCGGGCGCTGGGCGCTGACACGATCACGGCGGAAGATGCGGGCGACATTAGCGGCACTATTACACAGGAAGGCGGCGGCAGCGGACGCTACGAGGCGTTCCTAGAGCGCGATCTGGGGCAGGTGCAGGCGTTGGTCGAGGCCCAGCAGGTCATCGCGGCGAAAAAGGACGCGGTAACCGAAATCAGCTACGAGACGGACGAGCAGGTAGAGGCGCTGTGCGTGACCCTTCGGCCTGGCCAGATCCAGACGATTGCCAACACGCCGCGCGG